CGCGGGATTATAGAGACCCAATAATAGCCCACCTCCGGACCATCCCCGAACTGATGTCTGCCGTCAAACCATTGTCTAGAATGGACAACGTGTGTGGGAAGGATGGTATTCGCTTTATAGACAAGCTTATGCCGAAAACTTCCGTGGGATATCCGTTATCTGGACCAAAGAGTGATCACCTTGGTTACTTGGATGGTGAGGATGACGAGGAGCACGCCTGCCCAGCCACCTTGGCGGGGCAATTCTGGGATCATGCTGATGAAATGATAATCGCATACCTGGAAGACAAGCGGGCCTACCCTCTCTTCAAGGCCTGTTTCAAGGATGAGTCCACCAAGGTTTCGGCCACTAAGGTCAGGGTCATTCAGGGTGCTCCTCTGGCGTTTCAGTTGTTAGTACGGAAGTATTATCTACCCATCGCCAGGATTCTGTCCGTTAACCCCGTGCTGAGTGAATGCGCTGTTGGCATCAACGCACAGGGACCCGAGTGGGATGACTTGTTCAGGCACGTCTGTAAGTATGGTGATGAGAGGGTCCTTGCTGGGGACTACAAGTCCTACGATCTCACCATGCCTGCCCAATTCATGTTTGCGGCTTTCCGCATAATGATGGACATCGCCAAGGCCTGCGGCTACACTACGGAAGATCTTAAGATCATGCAGGGTATAGCCACGGACATCTGCTACCCCATGATAGCTTACAACGGGGATCTGATCCAACACATTGGCTCCAACCCGTCAGGGCACAATCTCACAGTCTACCTCAACTGTATAGTGAATTCGCTTTTCTTCAGAACTGCTTATTACACCATATGTCTGAGGGATGAGTTGCCTCCCTTCAGGGACGTGTGTTCTTTGATCACATACGGGGACGATGCCAAGTCCACTGTGCACGCTGATTTCCCGGAGTATAACCACATTAGTGTTGCCAACTTCCTGGAGTCCGTGGGTATGATCTTCACCATGCCAGACAAAACCTCCACGCCCACTCCCTACATGCACCATAAGGACGCGGACTTCCTTAAAAGGAAGTCCGTGTACAATCCGGAAGTTGGTATGGACTTTGGGGCTCTGGACAGTATGTCCATATTGCGTAGTCTGCACAGTGTGCCTAAATCTGGTGTCCTCACACCGGAGCAGCAGGCAGCCCACAACATTGACAACGCGCTCCGTGAATGGTTCTTCCATGGTGAGGAGG